TATCTACCCACAGATGCCTTACACACAGATTACTGAAGAAGAGTATGAAGCAGAGGGAGTAATGAAACTATTCCCTATCGATCTTGCTGGTGTCTATGCTGGTATGGCTTCTGATGCTATTGGTGAGGCTTACTGTACGACTGATGCTTGCGAAGTGAAGTTAATTAAAGATAACCAGTAACGCTTCTGGTATTGCTTTGGCTTAAGCCCTGCCTTCTGGTAGGGCTTTTGCTATGGCTTTGGTTCTAACTTGTCTACATAACTACCGATTGGCTCTGCGTGTTCATCACAGCAGAGTGAGCCATCTACCCAGATGTACCATTCAACTGGTTGTAAGCAATCCTCAACATAGCAATTCATGCTTCTGGTGTCGCTTCACAAACAAACCCACTATGAGAAGCAAGGATTCGCTCACATAAGATGCTGTTTGACATCATCTTGCCCTGCTTCTTGGTAAGTCCTTTGGCTGGGTGGGTATCTAAGATGTTGTTACAGGTAGGACAGACAAGCACAAAGTTATTTTTTAGCGGGGGTCTGTCGCCGTAGGTCTGTATCTTCCAACCCAACTGAACTAACTTGCCCCAGAACAGTTCTTCTACCTCAATGTCGGCAAAGGGCTCACTCCAGTCAAGAGGTAACTCTTCCTGATGCCAACCCTCTTGGTAGGACTTACTTCGTGAATGCTCTTGCTTCTCGTAATGCTTCTGCTTTAACTCTTGCTGATATTGCTTGTACGGATCTTTGATCATTTAATGCCCCCTAACTAACTAACTTCACCTGGCCGCCAGGTAGAGTTACTTTGGAGATAGCCCCCCGTCATTTCTGACGAGGGGCTTTCCCTATCTACTGCGTTTTTGCTTCTGCTATGGCTTTTGCTTTTGCTTTCGCTATTGCTTTGGCTTTGGACTCAGGGAACTTTGCCAGCCATGCTTTCGTTCTGACTGTCATACCTTTCCACGAAGCCCAGTTTTCGCCCCCGTTGCTCATGTGATAAGCAATTTGGGCGTTAATCACAGGGTTTAGCAATTCGGCATTAGATTCTAAGCCAAACTTTTCTCTGCGATCTGCGCCTAACCCACCGATCATATTGATCTGGAATACTCCGTATGAACTGTCACCAGTATTACGGTTTCCGTTATAGGCGAGTGGTCGACCATTTGATTCTTTCTTCGCTACTGCCCATGCTTCTCGTAAGTCTTTCCCTTCGAACCCAACCGCATTTAGTAGTTCTACTAACTGGTGGTCAGTCAAAGAGTCCGAGTTCTGATACTTGGACAGGATTACTTGCTTGTATTGCTTTACTGCGACTACCGCTTCGGCTTTGGTCGGGGTAAAGGCTGGCGGTAAACCGACAACCCCATTAAGTACCACGAACATCGCTGTAAATAGCGAACCGAATACGATCTTGCCTTTTCGAGTTAGTTTCATCATCACTCCAAATAGTCATTGACAGTTTCACCTGCTTTTGACTGGTTGTGACGAAGGCGATGTAAGTATCGCTCTGTCGTCTGTATTGATTGATGACCTAGTCGCTCTTTAACCTCATGGACATCTACCCCGTTTTTTAATAACTGGGTAGCGTTTGCGTGCCTGAGATCGTGAGTTCTAGGACTCCAATCGATGCCTGACTTGGCTATTGCCTTGTTCCAGATCGTTCTCCATACATCTCGTGGAAGGTGACTCGATTGATCGATGAAACCCTGTTGCTTCTGGTATGGCTTCTGGTATGGCTTTGCCTTTTGCCTATGCTTTCGCACCGACTCTCGGCAATCTCCACACCTACAACCACCATGCGTGTAGGCATACAGCGTTCCATGCTGGAACTGTTTTCCGTCTTTTGCGAATGGTCGCTCAGACATTTTATTCTCTCCACGAGAAGCCTCTATTTTACTTTCTATGGTCACTAGTGACCTAGGGAAGAGCAGATCATCTTTTGCTAGGGCTTTAGCCTTGACATGAGCCTTAATCTCCTGTAACAGGGCTTGGCTTAGCACTAGGCTTCGCTTATGACCTGACTTGGTCGCATCAACTACCAAGAATCGACTGCTATGGCTTTTGCCTAGATCGCTCACTCTTCGCTGTACGAACACCTCTCCCGAAGTGAAGTTGATGTCCTTGACTCGCAACTCGGTGGCTTCACCGAATCGGCAACCCGAAGCAATCAAGAATTGCGCGAATAATTGGGCATTCTTATTCGGTAAATGCTGAATTATGGACTTGAACTGCTCTGGCTCTAATACCTGCTGTAAGTCGGCATGGCGTTGCTTAATCCTTATCCCATGAGTCGGGTTACTGGCTAACTCACCCGTCTGGACTAGTCGCTTAAAGGCAGACCCCAGAGAGGCTTTGACTTGCCTCAGCGTTGCTGGTTGAACCCCACTTAACTTCAACTCTTCCAGCAGGTGAACTAACTTTCGGCGGTCAATGGAAGTTACTTTGAGATGCCCGATCTTTGGCAGGGCATACTGCCTAAGCACCGACTCGTATCCTTTGCGGGTGATAGGCATGAGATCAGCAACGGGCAACCACTCTTCGATATAGGTGGCTAGGGTCATAGAAGCCCTAGAAGCCCCCTCTGAGTCCGATCGCTCGGCTTGTAAGGCGTGGTATTCGGCTTCGGTTTTCGTATCCCAAGTGCCAGCAGAGAGCCGTTTACCGCCCTTGCGATAATAGCCAGTCCAACGATCTTTACGCTTTACGGCATACATAACTAACTTTCCCCCTTCCGCTGCGTGTTACCCGTCAGTAACCTACTGGTGAGTAATGTTACTGGTCAGTAACTTAAAGGTCAAAAAATAGCCCCTAGACCAAAACTGATCTAGGGGCGTAAAGGCTAAGGCTTAGGGAATCTGCTTCGAACTAACTTTATATGGCGGAATAAAAGTTACTTATCTAGTTCAATCTCGATCTGGTTTGCTCTCTTACTCTGCCATTCGGTGATCGTTTCTTGCTTCCAGATAGGCGTTCGCCCCATGTAGCGGTCTGGCTCTGGAAGGGTGCTTCGCTTTCGATAGGTGTAAATCGTTTCCACCTTTAGACCCGTTAAGGTAGCGATGTCGGTACTTGTTAGCCATTCGCTCACTTAGTTTCACCATTCTTTGATTTAGTTTCATCTGGACTCTTCCCCCACTTTAATTCTTTAGTTTGAGTATCAGCCCATAAGTACGGCGATGAAATACCGACTTTGAAATCGTAATACTCTGGTGCTTTACGCTTTAAGTTACTTTGATGCGATAGGTGTAACACTTCATCACCAATCCAGAATGGAAGTCCTGTATCTGGAAGTAACGCATGAACTGCCACGAATCTAGCGAGCATCGTGTCCTGATAGCCCCTAGCACGCCACTCCATACAGATCGCCATTCCGTATTCGCATAAGGCGCGTTCATGTCCACGCCACATTTTAGTAGCAGGGTGATTAACCCAACCTTCGCTATTACCGAGAAGAGCATTAAGAATCTGCCACGCTTCAACGCGCTGTTTACCTAATCGCCTGTAATCAAGTGCCATAGCAGTTTTACCGAACTCGGCATAAGGCATGAATGTATTAACCATTTATATTTCCCCTTCGATATTAGTGCTATCGCACGCTCTACATTCTGGCGGATAAGTTTCATCTAATCGTTCTCGATCACCTGCGTAGTTATCTACGCAATTTTCTTGATCGAAGATACTTACTTCGAACTCTAAGTAAGCAGTAATGAACTCTTTAGTGTTACCGCAATCTAAACATTTAGGCATCGTTCACTCCCTATCTAGTCCATGTAATTTCGCCATGAGTATCGCATTCGAACTCGATAATAGTTTCTTCTCCGCGTAAGTAAGTACCGCAATTTTCGCAATAACCTTCATCTACAAGATGTGGCATAGTCCAACCGCATACATCTGAGCAATCGCATTCTTCGGTTTCCATAATTAAAACTCCTTCGCTACTGATAGGTACTTGTGGCGTTGCTCTCTGCGCTTTAAGTTCTGGCGTTCACCTTCGGTAAGTCCACCGAAGATCCCGTAAGCGACATTATTAGTTAGCGCGAAAGTAAGGCACGCATTCTTATCTGCTGGCTTACAAC